CGCTAAGTCTCTTGATTCAAAAGCACGACCTCTATGAAGAATGACTCCAATCTGTTTGTCAGCTTGGATCTTTCCGGGTGTTAGAGAAGAGCTATCAGTAAGAACTTCAAAATCTCCAGCTAGATCAGCTTTCCAGTTGGGGATATTAACAAAATCACCGCCTTCGGTCGCATTTAATTCCGCCATAGGCTGAACCACACCGCTAGCCAAAAAGGCATCACGCAGAGTTGTCTGTTCAGAAACGTATGGCGTAAAGACCTCAGGAATGATTATGTCCGACCTTTTAGTCGCCATAAAAATTACCTAAAAATTGGTTTTACGATATGGGCGTTACCCATCAGGCTCGGCGTAACTCTGCCTTATGCAGATATATTAGCGTCTAACTGAGTTTTTCAAACGATCATATAAATCTTTGTCAGTTCTATATAGCCTCATCTGCTCCGTAATATTAAAACTATCAGGCTCAAATGGATTTTTAGAACCTGACGGAAGCTCATTTCCTGTAGCTCTGCCAGCAGGAGCACCGCCGCCTTGTGGTTTTGGTTGCTTTAAAATGTAATCAGGAACATTTTTTTTAGCCCACTCATTAACAGGCGTTCTTTCATATCCATCAACAACAACAGGAACACCATTATCAACTTCAATTTTGTCTTTTGGTAGAAAATTATTTAACACCAAAGTTGGATCATGGACAATTTCACCCAACGCTTGAACAGCAGGAGAAATTAATTCCAATTCTCTAGATTTTGCTTCTAACTCTTCAATCCTTTTTCTATCTGCTGCTGATTTGTCTCTGTACTGTTGCTCTAATGCTTGTTTTGCTTCTCCATATTTTCCTTCTTGCTCCAACTTTGATTGTTCAGCGTTTAACTTAAATTCTTTTAAAGATTCATAATCAGGAGGAACATCAACAAGCTCCTTCTTTTTCATTTTTAGAATTAACTCTAGATTTTTCTTTTCTAGATTTTCAACGCTTTTCTTAAGCTGTTCTAATTCTTCGTTACTTGAAGATTCAGAAGGCGTTACCTCCTGATTCAATTCGTCTGACATAAAAACCCGTTAGGTTAATCTTTATCTTATCAAGATTATTTCTTTTTGCCTTTCTTTTTCTTTTTACCCTTTTTTTTATACATAGAAAGTGGCATAGAAATCTAAAAAACTATTGGTTATTTTAGCAAAATCTTTACAAAATAATCTAATCTTATTAAGATAGGTCTAGGACTAAAAAAACAATGGCAAAAAAAGACAGAGCCTCCGAAAGGTTTACCGACCTTAATATTGGTTATTCAATAGACCCTGAAGATCAAAGAACAGAGAAAGAAGTTACAAAAGACATGGAAAAGCTAGGAATAAAAGTAACTCGTGTTTCAAAAAGACCACCTGAAGCTTATTAATATGCTTCTAAGGTAATTTCTGTAAAAGATTTCTCAATGCCTTCTTCTGCCCATTGTTTTGTTTCGGCAGAAAGAACCTTATAACGAACCCCTCTAGGTTGAACTATTTCTCTTTCTGCTAATCCATTCCAAGGCTCAATAGATGTTCCATATTTGTTGACTTGTTTAATTATTACTGAATGTTTATTACCTGAAAACCCGCTTGCTATTTGCCTGTTAGCAGTCCAACTTTCCATTGTTAAGCCAGCATCACCTCTTTCATAAGATTCAACAATTGACTCAATTATTTTTTTATCATCAAAACCCATTCCTCTGAAAATTGTTCCATTAACATTTATATCTTTATTTCCTGCCATTAAACCTTGCGGTTTTCCTTTCCACTTAGGAGCTTTTGAAATATAGTCTTCCATCTGGTCTGCATATCTAGCCCATTGATTTCGAACTCCTTCAGTTCTTGCCCTTACATCTCTATATCGTTTTAAATGCTTAACTTGAGCAGGATTTAATTGTGCTCCTACTTCTTGTGCTTGATTTAACTGAACACCACGAAGCTGAACATAATCACTTCCTGCCCATTGCCCTATGGTTTCTTCTGTCTGCCTAAATTTAGCTCTTGTTAATCCAACCTCTTCTGGCTTTGGCTTAAACATCAAATCTTCAGATTTTTTCTTTCCTAATCCTGAAGTTTTACGAACTGCACTAGTGCTTGATTCACCTGCAAGTTTTTTATCAAGGAAACTAGGATCATTCCATTTCCTGTTATCACGTTTAATTTCTTTTTTAGGTTGCAAAGCTTTCTTGTTTTTGCTATCAAATTTCTTTTGTAGTTTTGCAATCTTGTCATCTTCAATTCTGCGGGCTAATTGCTTTGGAGTAATTGTTTTAAATTGATCTTTAGGAATTAATTTAGAGTTAAAAGCTTTGGCTGATTTCCAATATTTCTGTTCTGCTTCAGAACTTAGTTTTAAATTATCTAAGAATTTGATTGTACTTTGTTCACCCTTAGGAAGTTTTGCAAAGGTAGCAACATCAGGTACAACATCTTGAACAGATTTTTTAAATTTGGTTTCAGCAATTGACTGGTCAACTAATTTCTTTTGTGCTGTTGTTAAAGGAGTGTATTTAACTGTTCCTGCTTTTTCTGCCGCAGTCATATATTTTCCTTCTTTAGCTATTAAAGCTTTTGAAGGTGGTTTGATTTTTGTTTTTAATTGTATGTCTTCTGGTTTTCCATATCTCTTCTGCAATTGAGCCAAAGAAACTTCTGTATTGTCTTCTCTAATTAATTTCTTTAGTGCTTGATCAGGGCCATATTTGTTTGACAAGCGATTAAAATATTTTGCTTTCTGTTCCCCTAATGCTGCAATCTGTTCTTTTCCTGCTTTAAACTTTGAACCTTTTGCACGTTCACCATATAACCATTTTCCATAAGTTGTATTTGCAGGAACAGGCCCACCAACGCTTGCTCTTTTTCCAGCAGGAGGTGGCGTGAATCCATATTTTTTATAATTAACAACAGCTACAGTTGTAGACCTACAACCAAAATGTTGAGGCGGTACTGGCCCCTGATTATATTTAAAAATCTGACCATCTAAATCTCTGCAAACTGGAGAAGTTCGAGAATCAAGCGTAGCAACATACCGATATTCCTCAGTGACATCAGGATTAGCTTTATAAACAGTTTGGCTTGCTGTATTTGTTACTTGGTTAACGGTTGTCCTAACAATCGTCATTACCTGATTGTTTGCACTTTTGGTTGCAGCTCCTCCTTGTGCAAGTAGTTGGCTTAAGCTTCCTTTTTGATCTTTTCTTAGATTTCCTACTAGCTCTTTAACAATATCTGTTGTTGTTTCTCCAGACAAAAGCCCACTTCTAACCACTTGATTTAATCGTTTTGCTTCTGCCTGTGCTATCCCTAGAAATGATTTTTTAACCGTGTTCCCATTGGGTAGCGTTATTGTTTGACCTTCTTTTGCAGTTAATTTAAAAGTCCCTTGAGGTGCTTTTGTTCCTGCTAACTCACTTTTTAACACAGCAAGATTTATAGCAGTTGGGTCTGTAGTTACAACAGACTTAGCAAATGACGGACTAACAGCAACAGACCTAACAGAATATCCAATTTGATCTGTAATTTTCTGAGCCATTCCTTTTGGAATTGATTTCTTTAATTGACCTTCAATAAATCCTGCCTGTACTTTTGCAACGCCTTCAAGTTCCGTAATTAAATCATCAACACTTCCATTAGCCCATGAATTTAAACTCTGCTTTGTTTGTTTAATTAACGCTCTTAATCTTGCAGTTTTGTATGCAGGTTGTTTGCTTAAAGGTTGTCTTTCTATCTGCTCTAATTGCCTAACAGCCTTCAACATCACATTGTTATATGAAGTGACCAGCTTTTTGGAAACACTATTACTAAACCGATTAAGGTCTATCGCATTGCGATAAAACTCAGGCGGTATTCCTTCACCTACAGGAACAGTAGTTGCCATTTATTCAGGTTGATCACTAACGTCTTCTGGCTCTGCTGATTCTTCTGGCATTTCTTCTTCTGCCTCTGGCTCTGGTGCATCTATTTCTACCAATGAAGCTTGCTGTGTTGCTTCCAATTCTTCTTCAACATCAAACTCATCTCCTAATACTTCCCCTTGTTCTAACTGCTTTAATAAAGTTTCTTGCGTGATTGTTCCAGCCGTATAAAGTTGCAGCAAACTTCCTATTTCCTGCGGATCTAAACGAGCTGCCAAAAAGTCACGATTTACAAAACTGCTTCCAGCTTCGTTGCTCCCTAAATAATTTGCATGAAATAAAAGACAGTTATCAATTAAATCTTGAACCTGTTGTGCAACGACCATCATTGTTGAATCTCCTTGCGATCTGTCTATCCGTTTTGACTCTGCTGTTTCTGCGGATAACTTTTGTCCTAACACAGCCGCCAAACCTAGATTATTTATTTGCTTTTCAAGGCGGTCTAAACGTTCAAATTGTGCATTAAAACTTTTACCATCTGGCTCTATATATTCAGCTTTTCCATCTGAAGGAAATGCTATTGCTTCGCCCGGCCCTGCACTAACTTCTTCACTTGTCTGAGGAAAACCAAAGAAAGCGAGCATTGGAACTGCTGAAATATGAAGCTGATTATCTAAGTCAGATTGAATTTGATATGCCTTTAAATTTAATTCTGCTATGTCCTCCATTGGTGGACGTGACTCCATAAAGTTAACCCTGTTTGAATAAGCAACAGCAAAAGGAATTTCTGTCAATGATGTTGTTCCTTCTTCATGCAGCACATATTCACCACTCTTTTCATTCCTGCGATGTATTTCAAAAGCACCACGGGTTAAAACCCTGACTTGTTCAACTTCTTTTTCTCCATAATCTCCATCCTGTTCTGTCACTTTTTCTAAAAGTCTTAACTGCGTAAATTTCTGCATACCATCAACAATTTCTGTTCTCCATCCCAATATTTCACGAGGCGAATATGTCACCCAATATGGACGGCCTTTTGCTCCTGCTGCTGGAGCATCAACCAAAACACCAACATGCCCGTACCGAATTGCCAGCCTACTAACTTCATAAGTCCAAACATTTAAATCATTTCCTTGCAGATCTACATCAAACAATTGTTCTCTAATTACATCACCAACATCATTTAATCGAACAGGTTTCCTAACCAACATTCCACCCAACATTTTTTCAATGCGTTGTAGATATGGAGGAACAACAGAACGAGACAATCTATTGTCATATTG